GCACAACAAACATCTCATCTTGGGAGTTTGTTTGAACGCCAGAGGTGTTTGTTTTAGCCGTTATGCCTAATTCTTTTTGTATGATTTGTTCATATATTTTTTCTGCCATTGCTGGATTTTCTTTAGCAATGGCTGCGTAATCTTTGTAATCGTCACTGTTTTCTAAAAAGCTAACAATCTGTGCAGAAGTTTTTCCTTCTCTGTAGATCTTCATAGCTTCTTTAGGATCGCCACCTGCTGTAATCCAATTAGCCGCTTCAGTCCCTGCGACTGTCCCCATAGATGAAAAATAATCCGCCGTTTTGTTTAATTTTCTTAAATCCGTATTAGATTTAATTCTCGCCTGCATCGCTGTATTTAGTCCAGCGTCTGGCTTTAATCTTAATGTGTTGAATGCCATTGCAGCGTCAGCAAAAAATGTACTAGCGGCTCTTGGATCGTCTTTTAAGTTTGCGTACAAACGTTTTAAAAAAGTAGATTGCTCGTTTCCAGATCCAGACCTGTTTTCTTCGTTTTCGACCGCCTTGATTGCCTGCACCTCTGGCGCGATTGGCGCTATCCCAGACGTATCCATCTCATATATAGGAGCGCTTACTTGACCAGCATTGAACATTGTTGTTTGGCCCTGCGGATAAGTAGTGCCTTGGGCAATTATGTCCCCTCGACCAGCGTTTACCATTTCAAGCATATCCATTTGCGAATACTGACGACCCGGTTCTGAAATTATTCCTCGAGGGCCGGGATTGATAACCAAAAGAGGATTAGGCTCTTTTGTCACAATCGGAACCATTCTGTTTTCTTGCGGCTGGACTAATTGAGGCGTTTGCTGTTGCAATCCTCTTTTTGTTGCCATCCTTTCTCCGACAGCTCCAACTACATCGCGCAACGCACTCATGTCAGATGCCGCTCCTTGCTGTCTTTTGAAAAATTCTTCGTCTAGATTAAGTAATCCGATCGCCATATTATTTCCTATTAGTATGCTGGAAAACCAAGATTTGGCATAAGCGTATATCCACTACTCATTGGTCGTTTAAACTCTGACTCATCGATACCAGCGATGTAATTCCCACGCTGGAACGTATCACCGGCTGGCATAGCATTGCCAAACATATCCATTAAGTTTTGAGCGCCCTCGGCGCTAATTGGAGGTTGTTGCGCTCCAATGCCTCCCATATCTGATGGCATATCTAATAAGCCCATGCCAGCGCTAGGAGCGCCGCTCATTCTAAGCGGCTCTGGAGTCATCATGCCTTGAGCAACGTTAACTCCGCTTCCAATTTGTTGCGGTTGCATTTGCATCATAATTACTTGGAGCTGTTTTAGTTGCTCTTCGTTCAAAGGAGCTGGGGACATCCCCATTCCCTGCATTCCCGGCAGCGTAGGCCCTCCCATCATCATACGTTTAGCACCTCATAGTTAACCATTAAGTAACCGTCCTTATGACGCTTAACAAAGTCTGGATGAGTTTTCATAACTTTTTGAGCAATGACGCCTACCTCTGGATTTTTATTTAATCCAAGTTTCTTGGCAAGTTTGTTCCATTTCCAAGTAAATATTTCAATACCATTTTTTGCTTTGCCAACTAACGTAATATCTGTTTTTAGATTTTCATCTGATCCCATAAACGCTGCTTGAACCGCTGGATTAGACGCCATACTTGCAACACTGCTTAACATTCCAAACAGCCCCGGCGAACTACTCGTTGTCTGAGTTTGTCCACCACCGCCCGGCACCGCTTGCAACGCATTGCTGGCGTAGTTAATCGATTGCGCCGGTGCATTCGTGTATCCAGCATATTGCTGTTTGGCTGCATCAATCAATGCCTGCTGTATGCCCTGCTGTAGCGCTCCCTGTTGCATCATGTTTTGATTAATTTTCTGTCCCATGCCAAAACCAAGATTTGCAACGTTTGCAAGTTGATTTCCTGCGGCTAACCGTTGCTGACTACCTTGCAGTCCACTGCCAACGTTAAACTGATCTGCCGCCATTCGATTGGCAATATCAGCTTGAGCTGCCTGCTGTGCGTTTTGAAATCCTTGCGCCCTAAGTGCGGCAGATTGTTGTCCCAGCATTTGGGCAACGCCACGCCCCATTTCCGCTTGGGCTATCCCGTGTCGAGATCCGCCAAATGCTTGAGCCGCTTGTGCCTGCGCTCCAAGATTGTTCATACCAATTTGAGCATTACGCAGTACGTCTTGCGCCTGAGCGTCAATAACTTGTTGCGTATAAGGATTTTGATACTGAGAAAGATCAGTCGTCGCCAGCTGCCCAGCTTGAACTTGTTGCGGCGCATATCCCATTTCAAAAGCAGCGCCTTGCCCAGCTCCGTATACGCCTTGAGCCGCCGCTTGGTTTACGTTAGGGATTCCGCCCTGTGGTGATCCTGCCATAATTTATCCTTTGTAGATTGCGTAACCGTTGCCCATTGAGATGTATCCCTCTGGAGGTGCTTTAAAATGCTTTCCAAAAGACGGATTACTCAGAGGATTGCCAATTGTTGAGTGAACCGATTGCTGCAATGGAATAATGTTAGGTTTGTCTGGAGTTAATGGTGCTGGCTGACCTCCACTAAATGGATCAACAAACATTTTGTTGTATTGCGCCACTTGGCCCGGCCTTCTTGCCTCTAACTCAGCTAGTGCTTGGTCAAACAAAGCGCCAGATGAATACGCCTGCAGTCCTCCTGCATAGGTATTAGGCGTTGGCGCCATGCCCTGCATAGCAGTTAATGATCCTTGTGGAACCATTCCAAACGCCTCGGCAGCTGCAATATTTGAATTAAAAGCCGCCTGCTGTGTTGGATTAAATGCCGCAACGTCAGGCCCATAAAAGGGCATATAACCAACTTTTTGTGCTTGCTCAGCTCTAGCAATGTTTCTTTCTGCTGGCGCTTGAACCCAAGCTGGTACACTGCTGGTTGTTGTTTGTTTTCCGCCTTTACCGCCGCCGCTCATTTATATCTCCCTTTTAAGCGTTGTAAACTCGAACTCCCATCCAAGTTTATTTAATATTTTTTCCCAGCCCTTACGACCGGCTATTGTTAACGAAGAGCATCCGTTTGCCTTGGCAAACTCAGCAAATGGCTCGTTTAAGGCTGTAATTTGTTCAAGCCTACCACCAGCTAGAAAAACGTGAAACACTTTTTTGCGCGGATACTCAATGATTTCAGTAATGCAACAGCCATCATCAAGAGGCCAAAATTGGTACCTATAGCTAAGAACGCCAAGAACAATATCATCGAAAGTATGTGTACCACCGCTATAAGCGAGAGCGTCATCAATATACTTCCTGCATTCGACCAGCTTTTCAGTAACATTCATGGCACATACAGTTCAGCCACAGATAGCGTTACAGATGGCGATGACGGGCAAAATGCAGTTGCCGCAGTCGTTGATAAAGAGCCACTTGTGCTATCTACGGCAAACATTGATTGCAAATAATCGTTGGCATTTACATCAAAAACGCCAGATCTGCTTATTATTTTCTTTTGCCCATTGTTGTGCAGCGTAGTCACCATCGTTGAGTTGGCTACATCAACGCCGTTAACTCGAGGCCAGAAATAAAACGTAACCGTACTGGCTGAACTTGAAGTAATCTCAGCGCTAAAATTCAATCGATATATGCCAGACTTAGCAAACACAATCTTGCTTGCATCGGTTCCGTCAATAGACACATTATGCGACGATGCGCTTGTATTGTAAGTTATTGCTGTGGCTGTATCGGCTCCAGACGCAGTCTGATTAGTAAAATCTACAAAATAACCGTATGAGTTCTCGCCGTATGGAATAGGCTGAAAGGCGCCATCTGTCGATAAAACCATATGATTTATTGATGCGTCCCAAAGCATAATGCCATCTTCAGACGCAGAATCGCCAGTTAATTTAAAGTCTAGCTTATTCCTTGTTCTAGAAATATAGTTATTAAGACGCTCGGCCCATTCTCGCCAGCTGCCGCCTAATGGTGGAGGGCCGCTCAACGTTTGCCTCCAGCCTTGGCCTCGATTCGCATCGTGCCAACTCGCCAATCATTATTGACCGTAGTCTCAACTCTCATTCTTATTTGTCTGCCACTAAATCTAACGTTTGTTGGATTAGCCATTGTAAATGATCCAAACTCGCTTTCTGTGCCGTTAGGATAAAACCTAGTTTTAAACTTGGCGTTTACGTCGCCCTGAGTTAACTCATCTGGAATTAAATCAGTAACGTGCATAATGTTATCACCATTACCAAGGCTTATCGGCCCAGATTCAACAAATTGCGTTGCGCCGTCGTGATTAAATCCATATTCTTGAAAATACAAATCGCCATCTGCGCCAGCCCATATTGGATAACGCAAAATACCGGTATCAATAGCAGCCGTTCGAGACAGCTCGCCAATCATCCATATATTGTCTTTGTAATCGTATGAAACATAACGATTGTTCTCTGTAGAATCTTCACTAGCATAGAACCACCAGATTTCTGAAAAGCGGCTGTTATGCGTGGCGTATACTTTACTGATTTGGTTTGTGTTTATATCTCGGAATATATGATCGCTAACTTCGCAGTTAAGCTCTTTTACGATTGATCCATCAAAGAAAAAGAATCCTTTTTGCCCCATCCAAAATGCAGCTTGATCAACCGCAACCAATGACTTTGGTGATTCAGTGCCGCAGGCAGAGCCAACGCGCTCAAATCCGTATACATACGGCGGCCCTTGATAAGTAGCCAAGTGAGCGTCAACGTCAGTAACTATTAAAGTCCTGCCTCTAATCCTAATTGCAGATCGAATTGATCCAGATGATTGCAGCTCAATGTCACCAGCCTCATTTGTTGCCGCTGGCGTCCATGACGTTAAGTTTTCTTTATCGCACCACTGTATCTTTCGCGGATTTCCTCCAGCTCCAAGGGCAAACAAGAATCTCTCCTCGGTGACAATTAATGCTTCATTATCTGTTGGTGCGTTGGATATGGGTGCGGCAATACCGCCACCGTTAACATCCCATAGATGAAGTTTCCCATCTGACGTTGAACACGCAACTAAATCCTCGCCAAAGTTATCAATTGACCAAGTCGTCGCTGGCAACCAGTTTGATGATGGAGATCGAGGCGTGTTGTAGTATCCGTCGTTATACAAGCCACCGCCGTATCCAGTATTCTGAATTGCGCTCTCTCGACCAGCAGTGAAAGATGTTGGCGTAATATCGGTAACGGTTCCAGCAGAGCTGATTACGTACAGTTTCTCGTAAGTTCCAGCCGCTAGATTGTTGTTGCCGAATATATCTCTCCATCCGTGCATTCCTCTTGGCGCGGCGGCAATCCCAGACGTTACGAAGTCTGCCCATCCACCAACTGGGCGCATACTGCCCTCAGACCAACGCACTAAACTTGCGTCACGCCATCTGTTTGATTGCTCAAACTCTGTGCCGTTCTTATAGACGCCCGGCGGTAGCTTTAATGGAATCAATGCCATCTATTTTTCCTTATGCTGTACGCTTCCACATAAAAACTGTTATGTACGGTTGTAAGTTCTTACCTGTTGCTGATTCACCTGCGTTATTTACTGTAGTTGTTGAAGTAATGTTTGCGTAACCTACAGTTGTAGATTGAGTAGAAGTGCTAAACCAACAAGGAGTAGAACTTCCACTTTGTACCGCTGTAGTTCCTCTGTATATATAGTTATGCTGGTGTCCTGAATCTGTTGAATCAGTACTAGCTGTGTGATTGTGTTGAGGAACAATAGCGTCTTTAGTACCACCAGTTTCTTCTGCGGCGTCAAAGTCTGTATCGCTTGCGTCGTAACCAACTAAAGCTCTTCCAGCTCCAAATCTAACCCATGTTGTTCCGCCCATTGCAGCAACTACTGCTGCTGAGTCAGCATAATTAGTTACCGTTGTAAAAATTGATCCAATTGGATTAAGCGCATCTTTTATTTGATCTAACGTAGATAGCGCATTGAATTGAGTTTGTATATTTGACGTAACGCCATCACAATGATTTAGCTCTTCTGCTGTCGCGGTGATCGATGTGCCGCCAATTTGTAGCGTTGTGGCGTTTGCAGTTGTAAACGTTCCAGCCGCTGGCGTTGTGCCGCCAATAACTGCGTTATCAATCGTGCCAGAATCAATATCAATTCCTGTAACGGCTTCTGTCCCATCGAGCAAATCATCAATGTCATCTAAGTTGTCATTGATTTTTTGGCCCCAAGAATCCTCGGATGCGCCGATCTCTGGCTTTACCAGAGCATAAGTTGTGGTTGTGGTATCTGCCATTTATATCTCCTGTTAATTAATCTGCTGGCTCTGGTGTGTTGCCCTCAGCCAACCACTCTAAGTATTCTTGATAGTCTCTGTTGGCTTCGTCAAATGGTATGTAAGCGTTATCTGCTATACGTTTAACAACATCAATGTTATTTGTTGTTGGATCTAAAATTAATTTATACATTTTATAATTCCGCACTTAATATAAGTTTAGCGTTTGCATTGCTCATTCTTAAATCAAGAGCAGCGCCTGTAGCTGTAGAAGCACCACTGTAAAGCATAATACAATCATTAGTAGATGCTCCGCTTAATGTTAAGGAACTTGTTGATGAACTAGTTGCATTATAATAGTAGACATAATAACCACTACCAGTGTTTTGAGTTAAAGTAGGGACAGCTCTCATAGTTACTTTTGGATAAAGCGGAGTGTTATTATTTCCTGAAGTGTATGCTGCTCCAGTAGCAATAACTCCTCCTGAGGTAATGCTACCGTCTGCTGGAATATAACAATACCTCTGACACAGACTCAACTCCATCCCATACGGTCTATGCTCAAACTCAGTGGCTGATAATCCTTTTTCTAACTGAAACAAAGTTGCTTCAAAAATAAATGTTGATGTTTCCTTAAAATCAACAATAACATCTAAGTACGAGGTGTGTTCCCCATCGGTTCCAAGAGTTTTTCCAGACAAACTACCCAATGTTTTTGTTACAGTGTATTTATTCCAAGAAGTGCCAATGCTAATACCTGTTTCCGTAACAGTAACACTTGTAGATGGAGAACCCCCAGTACCAAAGTTCTGTATTAATCTAACATCAACAGTTAAAGGAGAATCTGCTTTTGCATAAAAAGAAAAAGTAACAGTTGTGCCATCAAAACGTGTTACATCTTCTATTTTCTGTTGCAATTTTGCATTGCCATTTGTGGAAGCCCCTGTTTGGTTATGCTTTAAATAGTAACGAGCATTAGGTACATCCGTTTGACCCAGAGAAAACGTTTCTTGTGTTGTTGTCCTAGCTGGTGTCCCACCTGTGCCATCAGCAGATTTCCAACGGTCTAATGTATAAACATTGTCAGCAGTAAAAGATGTTCCACGCTGTGCAATCTGCATCGCACCGTTGATGACTAAGTTCTTACCAACTACGTTAGCTGAGTTAGGCGTGACTCCATTGATAGTCGTTGTGTTACCTGCG